GAAAGGTCTATATCGTGGTGGCCTATTTCGGCGGCGAGAAAGGCTATGGTCCGCCGATCGACACTTTCGAGCATCGGCCTGATGCATCTGCGCTCGCGGCCAAACTCAACCCGCCCGGCTCAAATTATCATGTGGTCATCAGCGCCTATGTGACGCCGCGCCAGACCAAAAAGCTGTTGGCGGCCGAAGCGGCCCGGAAACTCCGGCGTCAGACGCGATGGGAAAATAAGCAAAGGCGCGAAAAGGAAGCGCGCAAGGCGGCCCGCAAGGCAGCGCGCGCCCGGAGGGCCCGCTGATGTCCCGCAACAAACTCACATGGGCCGACGTCCCGGCTATCGTTGGCCGTCCCGTGCTTCTGGTCATCATGGTGATCTGTGTGCCGTGGACGATCATCGACCGCATCTGGACCGAGGTTAAATCGATCCCGTTCTATGTGTGGTGTGACCTACGCCAGCTCGGCTCGGAGTTTTGGCGTGATTTCAAATCCTGCGGAGAAAGGTTTCGCTGATGGCTACCGCACAACGAACGTACCGTGTGAAATATACGATCCTGCAGCCGGGCAAGCTGGACCCGGCGGTGGTCGACCCGCTCTATGGCGTGGAGTGGACCGAGCATGATTTCGCGGCCGAGGCGCGGTCGGTCGATCATGGTCCCGATGCGCCGGATTTCGTGCCGACCTATTCGTCGATTAAACGGCTGCTCGATGGGCTGATGCCGCGCATCACCACCGAGCATGTCGCCGTGCAAAGCCCCGTTGGTCCGACCGACATGTTCGTCGACGAGGAGGGTGGTCCAACCCTCAAGGGTCTGCCGCTCAATGATGCGGCGACCGTCATCTACTGGACGGCCTCATGGATGGGCGCGCTGATGCGCCAAGCCGGAATCACCACCATCAATCGCAAGGGCTATGAGCGGCTCTATAGCGACGCGCGCGATCGTGCACGGGCTGCGCTGCTCATCGATTTCGACACGCCGCGCATCCACGGTCCGGCCGTCCTGTTCGACGGGAGGATGTGGTTTTGATAGCCCCCGAAATAGTCAGGGCCCTCGAGGCCGACATAGCCGCATGGGATGAAATGGCCGACCGTCTCGACGGGTGGGTGAAGCGGACGCTCGCGGGCTCGTGGTCAACGCACCTGAATCATTGGCAGACCGATGCCGCCAATGATTGCCGCCGCCGCGCAGCGAACCTGCGGTCGCTCCTGCGTGAGGCCACCCGATGAGCGCCGTTCCCCCGCCGCCCGAGCCGACCACCGTCAGCAAGCCATCGGCCGCTCCGGCCTATATCGGCGTCGCCATGGTGCTGGTCTTTGCGCTCGCCTATGCCCTGCTCTATGAGCCCGCTGTTCCCGCAACCTGTAACCCATCGGCGCTGTCGAAGGACATGACCCGGGCCGAAGTGCTGGCTATCTGTGGCAAGCCTCACCGAACCGATGTCGACCGCTATCTTGGCGACAACGAGGACGAGTTCTGGTTCTATGGGAGCGGCGCGGTCTATTTCAGGAACGGTCGCCTGCGAAACGCTATCTGGAAAGGATCGAAGCCATGAGTCGTGTCGCTCCTCACATCGTCCGCGACCTTGGCGCTAAACTGGTCGCCGATGTCGATTCAGCCATGCATCGCGCCGTCGATCTGGTCGACGATGCGCACGACAGGCACGCGGTCGCTGCCCATGCGCTCGTCTCTATCCTCGGCGCAACCGCCGCGTACTGGTCGGAAAGTATGGGCATGCCTCGTGCGCTGCAGAACAAGCTGGACCCGCTCGACATTGTCATCGCCATGCTGTTCGCGATGAAAAAGAAAGAGCAGGCCGAAATGGAGGCGCGCGCCAATGCAAAAAAATGAGCCGATCATCTTCTGGTATTGCAACCACCGCGGCGACGAGGGCTACCGCAATGTGACGCCGCTCGGCATCCGGTTCGGCTCGTCCGATTATTACCCGGAGCGGCAGTGGCTTTTGCGCGGGTTCGACAATGACAAGGGCGCGGAGCGTGAGTTCGCCATGGCGCGCATGACCAATTTCGTCGGCCACGATGAGTTCGACATCACCCTGCTCGATCGCGGTGGCCGGGCTCGGTTGGCGGTGTCCGAACTGGACGGGCTGCACGGGGTGCTGTTCGGTGCCGCCCCACCCCTACAGGCCCCGGCTTTGATCGCGTCAATCCGAGTCCGCATCAAGAAGATTGACGACCTTCTGCACCCATTAGCCCCGAAAGAACCCAACGCGGACGAGGCGCATGGGGAAATTCATGATCTGGCCTACGAGTTCGAACAGGTTGTCTCGGGTCTACAGGCCCCGGCACATAGCGATGCTGTGCGGGAGGCGTTTGAAGAATGGGCTGCGCGTGACAGTCGCGATCTTACGCCGCTTCAACTCGAAGAACGCGTTGAGGACAACGGGCTCTATTACGAATCCTCGTCCACAAACGATGCCTACATCGGTTGGCGTGAGGCGTCTAAACACACCGCCCTCACCGCACCGGCAGCTAAGGCCCCAGCAGTCAGCTCTGATGCTGTGCGCGAAATGCGGGAGGCGCTGACCCCGAGTGCAGAGACTAAGGCTGCATACCACGGCGAGTTTAAGTTCTCTGTCACAGTCAGAGACATCGATCACGACGGTGATGAGTTTGAGAGCCACCGTGATGTTCTAGTCCCATGGACAACCATCAAGGAAATTATGGCGGCAATCGCCGCTCGTGCTGCCCGCGCCCTTCCATCCCACGGCGGCGAGAAAGCGGACACGCCGATCTGCGCTCGATGCGGCAAGCCAGCCGTTGGCAAGTGCGAGAAAGCGGGTGAACCTGATGCGGCTGCAGCAAGCCGCGACGCCTCGGGTTCGTACTCCGGCACCGGCTCGGCCTATTAACCCGTCTTGCGATGGTCAACATCGCCTCGTACCTTTCTGAAATCACCGAGGAGGCCTAAGTGATGTTTGGCTGGAAACCATATCGGACCCGCCTGCTTGAAAATGTGCTGGCCCAACTATCCCAAAACTCACAGGAGATTCGAATGTCACAGGCTGCCCTTGCGAAACTGACCGCCGCCGTTTCCGCTCTTGCCGTCTCGGTGCAGAGCGCGGCGGACGAAATCAAGGCCGAGGCCCAGAAGATCGCCGACGCCGCTGCCAATGGCGACGATGACGCGATCTCGGCTGCCGCCGCCAACATCACCAACTTGTCCGCGCAACTCGACTCGGCGGTTGCCGAGGCGAACACGGCGGTACAGGCCGCTCCTCCGGTCACCGACCCGGCCGCTCCGGCCACGGCTCCGGTTTCCGGCGATACGGGCGGCGCTCCGGCTGCGGATCAGTCCGGCACCGGCGAACAGGCCCCCGCTTCGGGCTCGTAAGTACGCCCGACGCGATGTAACAATCAGGCCCCGGCGTTCCGCGTCGGGGTCTTTTTCGTGAAAGGAAACAACCGATGAAAACCGTTAATGGCCTCGCCGAGGTCGCAATGATCGAAAGCCCGGAGGGGATCGCCAAGGCCGAGTCACCGCTCGGCAAACCGTTCCTTCGGGTCAAATTCGAGAACGGGCTCGTGGTGGACATGACCACCAACCTTGCCGAAATGCTTGGCGGCCTTGGCGCCGGGCTGAGAAAACGTCACGAGGACAAAACCGGGAGGGCAAACTGATGGACGCTCCGAAAACCACGCTCGCCGATGGCTCGCCGGTCACGGCCGACCATCGCGAATTGAAGGCCAACGGCCAACAGAAGGGCTATGTGGTCCTGTCCGCCGAGGAACGCGCCAAGGGGTTCGTCCGTCCCGTGCGGCGCGGCTACATCCATAAGACCTGCGGCGGGCTCACCACCATGGGCGAATCGATCGCCGAAACCTATGCGCGCGATCCGTTCTTCTACTCAGGCACGTTCTGTTGCCATTGCGGCGCGCACTTCCCGATTGGCGAAGATGGAGAGTTCACATGGGATGGGTCCGACGAAAAGGTCGGTACCTGAAACCTCAACCGATGAGAAACCGATGACCACTTCAAATTCTCCGCTCCGCGTCCTGAAACAGCAGGCCGATCGCATCGCAAAACTGGTTAAGGCCGTCGAACGCGGCGAAAACCCGATCGAGGACCGCGGCGGCAGGATCGCCGCGGCTCGCGATAAGCCGTCCGTCAAGTTCGGCATCGCCATGGACGACAAATTTCTCACCCTCGATATGTCGTGGACTATGATTCGCGCGACCAGCGAGGTCGCCCTTTCCGAGTACGTCCTCAAGCAAATGCGGGGGAATCGCGATGCGCTCCAATAGGGTCATTCCCTTCCCCGGCAACCCTCGGCCGATCGTGCGCTCCGGCAATCCGGCACTCGTGCTGGTCCTGCCGGTGGTGCGGTTCGAACGGCACGAACCCGATGATGACGACGAGGTCACGGTCAAAGGCTCGGGCGTCTCGGTTCGGATGTCACGCGGCACGCGGCGAAAACTGCAGGAATTGACCCCGCGCGTGAAAGATGCGGCCGATCGTGCCATCAATGATCTGGCGCGCGCGATTCTGCATGACGTCATCATTCCTCGCGGAGATCCCGAAGGTGCCTAAATCCTCGACGCCGACGCCGCCGAACCGCATCAAACCGTCCGACCTCCGGCAAGAGTGCCCCGTCTGCGGTGGCTATGGTTTCGAGGGACTCGCGGCGTCGATCGGGAAGCTCTGGCTCGGGCTGCTCGGGCTGCATGATGACCCGGCTGGCAGCGCGCGGCTCCGCAATCATCTTTCCTCCCGGCACAGCCGTGCGTTCTTTGGCTGCGAAGTCTGCCATGGCCGCTACACCGTGCCGTTCAAGCCGAAGGGCCGCCGCGCGTGCTAACCGACCCGAACTTCGATCTCGCTACGCTGCCGGGCGACGTCCTCGACAATTATGAGGCCATGCTGGAATCGCACCTTGCGAAGCAGCGCAATTCCGAATTTGCCCGCTTCCTGCCCTATCGGGACGATCCGGTCGGGTTCATCGAGCAGATGCTGCTCGGGTTCCTGTGGTCAAAGCAAAAAGAAATAGCGATCTCGGTTCGGGACAACCGGCGCACCGCGGTCAAATCCTGCCACGACGTCGGCAAGTCCTACATCGCCTCGCGCATCGTCGCATGGTGGGAATCGTGCCACCTGCCCGGCGAAGCGTTCACCGTGTCGCTGGCGCCGACCTTCCATCAGGTGAAGGCCATTCTCTGGCGTGAAATCGCCAAGGCGCACGCGGCCGGCCGATTGCCCGGCACTCTCAATCTCACCGAATGGAAATTCGGAAACGAATTGCTCGCGTTCGGCCGTTCCCCTGCCGATAACGACCCGACCGCAATTCAGGGCATCCACGCGCCCAAGGTGCTGCTCGTGGGTGACGAGGCCTGCGGTCTGTCGAAGGCGATCCTCGATGCGGCCGACACCATCATCGCCAACGACGATTCGCGCGTGCTGCTGATCGGCAACCCCGACGACCCCTCATCCGAGTTCGCGGAGGTCTGCAAACCTGGCTCCGGCTGGAACGTCATTCAAATCGACGCCTTCAAGTCCCCAAACTTCACCGGAGAGTATGTGCCGGACAACATCCGCAAACTGCTCATCTCGCAAACGTGGGTCCGCGAGAAAAAGAAAAAATGGGGCAAGACCTCGCCGCTCTGGATTTCCAAGGTTCGCGGCGACTTCCCCGATCAGGCCAACGACGCGCTCGTGCCGATCTCGGATATCAACCGCGCCGTTGGCCGGTTCATGGACGGCAAACTGGACGAGGCCGGGCCCGATGATCTGGGCGTCGACGTGGCGCGCATGGGCGACGACTCCACGGTCGGCTACCGGCGCAAGGGCCTCACCGCGCGCGTGGCGTTCCGCCTGCATAAGCGCGACACCATGGAGGTCGTCGGCGCCATCATCCGGGAATGCCGCAAGGACAAGCCCAAGCGGATCAAGATCGACGACATCGGCCTCGGCGGTGGCGTCACCGATCGGCTGCGACAGATCCAAGCCTCGCAGGATCCGCGCGATAACGAGGCGCGCGTGGCACTGGACGGGGTGCAAATCTGCCCGATCAACGTCGGGCTCCCGCCGTCAAACAACGTGGCCGAGGAGCGGTTTGTCAATTTGCGCGCCGAGCTAAACTGGCAGATGCGCATTCTGTTCACCGAGCGGCCGATCGCGCTCGAGCCAAACGATGACCTGCTCTCGCAGGCGGTCCACATCAAATACAAAACGCCGAACGGCGAAATTCAGATCGAAAAAAAGGAGGATATGAAAAAGCGCACGAAGGGCGTCTCCCCGGACGATTGGGATGCGCTCGTGCTGGCGTTTGCCGAACCGCAGATGGCCGGTGCTGGCCTGATGGATTGGTATCGCCAGCAGGCCGAAAAGGCCGGGGCGTCGCCGCCGTCGGCTGCGGTGCCGTTCATGGGCGGTGCGGCGGTCATCGCGCCCAAGGCCGTGCCGGACAAGGTCACGCTGTACGTCGCGACCAACCCGCTCACCGGCTCGTCGCCCTCGTCCATTTACGGAATGACCGGCGCGCTGTATCCAGTGGTCGACGGGCAGGTCGTGGTGACCCCCGATGATGCGCAGGTCTTTATCGGAAACGGGACCTGCCTCCGACCATAGCGAGGAGCGCCCCCATGACGACCACCACCACTATGAAAGCCCCGGCCGGTTTCACCGGCTCGGTTTCGGTCAACAACGCGACCCCGCCGACCTCCGGCAATACCTACAAGCCCGACGCGAACGGTTTCATCTACAACGTCGATTCCCGGGATATCATCTACCTGCTCTCGTGCGGGTTCACCGTGCAGTCGATGGCTTCCACCGTGATTGCGACGGCCGACAACGGCACCACCCAGACCTTGACGCCTGCGATGGTCTCTGGCGGCGCAGAAACGGTGCACACGTCCGCCGGTGGCACGACGCCCTCGCTCACCCTGCCGCTCGCAGCGGACCTCATTGCGGCCAATCCTGGCTTGCAGGTGGGCGATTCCTACGTTCTCAAGGTTCTGAATACTAACTCGGGCACCGCCACCATCGTGACGAATACCGGCTGGACGACCTCGGGCACGCTGACGATCGCGACCGGCGTCTCGCGCTCGTTCCTCGTCAAGCGCACCGGCACCGCAACCCTGTCCATCACCAACATCGGCGGCGGCACGGTCTAAGGGCTCTCGGCGCGGGGTGTTTCGGCTGCGCGCCGCGTCGATCGAGCGAAGGGGTCGGGGACGCCATGCCTCGGCCCCTTTGCTTGTCGGGTTTTCCCCGTTATAACCGGGCTCCTCTCAACCGATGGAGCCCACATGGCAAATAGGCCGACCTCCCGGCGCGGTGCTGCCCGCGTCGAAGAGCCTAAACCGTCAGCACCGCCGCCCGACGTCCGGGCAACGCTGCCTCCACCGCCCAAGGTCGACCCCATCACCGCTCGCGCGGTCGGTCGGCTCCGGGAAATCGCCGATGCGCTCGAGACCGGCCAAGTAAATCAGGGCGGGTGCTTCCTGCTCGGGTTCGACGACGGCTTCCACGCCAGCGAGAAGAGCGGCGCGCAATGCGACCGCGTGCTGCAGGTGAAGGTCGCCTACATCGGCGCAAATTCGTTCGAAGGAGAATCTCGTTGAAACTCGAAAACGGCGACCACGTCCGCCATAAGGCTGATTGGGGAAACAAGGACACCGGCAGCCACCCGCTGCAAATGGTCATCGATCACATCGACCCGGCGTCGAACTTGGCCGATGTTCACTGGTACCGACCCGATGGTCAGGGCGGCCAGAAACTCTCGCGCGAGACGGCCAAGGCCGATGGCCTCACGCTCTATGAGCCGATCATGCAGTTTTTCCGGTACGCGCACCTGCCCGCGCGTCTGCAATCCTACAGCAAGCCGTTCGCCGAACTGGCGTCCCGGTTGATCGAATCGGCCCCGCCAAGCCCGGAGCGGTCTGTCGCCCTCCGAAAACTCCTCGAGGCAAAGGACGCGGCCGTGCGGGCTGCGCTGTTCGAACAATGAAAAACAACGGATTCGACATGTCGCAGCTGCAGGTCGGCGGCGCTCCGCTGGTCCTGCCATTCGCCATCGTGGACATCGTCGGTGCCAACGTCGGCGACGTGAACGGCTCGCTCCTCGCGAGCATCACCGTGCAAACCGACAAAGGCGATCGGCTCCTGCTCGGGCTTACCGTGCCCATGCTCGACGCGCTGGCCGATACGGTCCGCAAGGTCCGCGAGACCATCGACGCGCAGGGCGTGGAGCGGACCATCGCGTTTCAACCGATCCACACCGCGACCGTGGGCGTGCAGGAGGTCGAAGGCCGGCCGCTCGTGGCGCTCCTGCTCGACAAGTCGCTGCCATCGGCGCAGGCCTTCCTGATGCCCGGCCAGAATGCCCGCGAAGTCGGCAAGCGGCTTTCGGCCGTTGGTCGCGAGGTCATGTCGGCCCGCGCGCCGGTAGCGCCTGACGATTCGGAATGATACGGTCCCCGCGATCTCAACTCGCGGGGAACCACCATGAACCTCAAAACCATGTTTCGAGCCGTCCTCGGTGCTGGACTGCTCTCGCTCCTGCCGCTCGGTCCCGCGCTCGCGCAACAGGGGCCATTCGTCTCGGTGTCCGCCAAGACCAGCGCCACGCCCGGCACCGCCACCCAACTGATTCCCGCGCTCAATGGCCCAACGGGTCGGCGCAAGCTGGTCATCCGAAACGAAGGCATCGCCGTGGTCTGCTTCTCGGCGTTCACGCAGTCGCCGTCGGCTGGCGCTCCGGGCACGTTCTGCCTCAAGGGCGGCACCGAAGCTGGCGATGGCACCGGCGGCACCTACGCAACGCAGCCGGAAATGTCCGACCCTAACGCGGTCTGGATGGTGTCCGGCACGGCGTCTGTCCCCATCACCGCGTGGGTTCAATAGGCGAGGCTGGTTTCAGCGACGGGTTTGCTTTAGGAGTCCTCTCGTGCCCTCGAGAGGACTTTTCCCATGGTAGATACCCCGCGCGGCAATGGTGCCACGGCGATGACGCCGATCGTGCCCTACCAGTACGGCTACACCAGCCTGACGGTGAACTATAAATCCTCGCTCGGCATTCAACGTGGCGGCGGCGCCGACTGGTTCGGTCCGCTCAACCCGCCCGCGCCGATGGCCCCACCCGACGTCGCGGGCCGCGCGTGGAATTTTTGGGCTGGATTCAATCTCAACTTCACGCCGCGCGCCGGGTCGAAGATCACCTTCAAGGACCTGCACGCCTTGGCTGATGGCTATGATCTCCTGCGGCTCGTGATCGAGACGCGGAAGGACCAAGTCTCGCGGCAGCGGTGGAAGATCCGCGCCAAGGTCGACGCGAACCCCAAGACGATTGACGTCACCACGCCCGAACAGCATGACCGCATCGACGGGCTGACAAAGTTTTTCGAGCGGCCCGATGGCGTGAACAAGTGGCGGCCGTGGCTGCGCTCGGTCCTCGAGGAGAAGTTCGTCACCGACGCGGTCACGCTGTACAAGCGCCGGACCCGTGGCGGCCAGCTATATGCGCTCGAGCAGCTAGACGGCCAAACGATCAAGCCGGTCATCGACGATTGGGGCCGGACGCCGCAGCCCTATCTCGAGGGCGGCGCGATGGTGTGGCCGCCTGCGTATCAGCAGATCCTGACCGGCGTTCCGGCCATCAACTATACGACCCGCGATATCCTGTACCGGCCGTATAACAAGCGCATCAATCGGGTCTATGGCTACTCGGAGACCGAGCAGGTCATCCGCACCGTCAACATCGCGCTCAACCGACAGGACTTTCAGGAAAAATACTACACCGAGGGCAACGTGCCCGAGGCGCTCATCGGCACGCCCGAGGGCTGGACGCCGGAGCAAATCGCAACTTTCCAGACCTATTGGGATGCGATGTTCACCGGCAACCTCGCCAAGCGTCGGCACGCAAAGTTCGTCCCGGGCGGCGTCGCCAAGACGTTCGTTCCGACCAAGGAGCCGGACCTCAAAAACCCGATGGACGAATGGCTGGCGCGCATCATCTGCTTTGCGTTCTCAATCTCTCCGCAAGGCCTCGTCGCCATGATGAACCGGGCGACTGCGCAAGTCGCTGGCGAGCAGGCGCAGGAAGAGGGCACCGAGCCGCTCAAAGAATACGTCAAGGAACTCGTCGACGACGTCCTCGAGACGGACTTCGATTCGCCGGACCTCGAGTTCGCGTGGGATGATTCGGTTTCGGTCGATGAAAAAACCCAGATCGAGAACGTGCTGGCGAAAAAGGACGCGGGGGTGATTTCCACCAACCGTGCGCGCGAACTGCTCGGCGAGGAAAAGGCCGACGACCCGGGCTCCGACGATCTCATGGTCAAAACCGGCACGGGCATGGTGCCGATCGGCGCTAACACCGTCGATGGCAAGAAGGAGGCGATTGCCGCGGGCATCGTGCCGGACCCGACTATCGTGCCAGAACCTTTCGGTGGCGGCGGTGATGACCCCAATCCGGGCGGCACGCCGAATGGCAAGGATGCGGTCCCGGCAAAGCCCGGAAAAACCCCGCCGTCAAAGGGCGGCAAGGATGCACCGGCCGCGCGCGCGCAAAAACTGACCGCTCGTCGCAACGTGCAGAAGGCTTTCAAGGCGAGTGGGGTGATCGAACCCGTCCCTTTTGGCTTCGGCCCGTCGGCAAAACTCGAGCGCCGGATTAAGCGGCTCTGGGCCGCTGCGCTCGCGAAAGCCGGTCGGGCTGTCGCTCAACAGGTGCGTTCCTCGGTCATCGCCAAGGCCGCCAAGGCCAACGGGCACGAAAAGACCCCGGATGATATCGCGCGCGACGCCAACCTGTCGGCGTTCGAGGAGGTCATTGCCGATACCGCGGCGGCGCTCGGCGAATCGGCCGAGGCCGTGGCGACCGAGGTTCTCGCGCGCATCGGCGTCAGTTCACGCGAAGAACTCGTGGACGTGGTCAACGAGCGCGCCGTCGAACAGGCTCGCAATATCGCGGCCGAAATGGTCGGCATGCGGTGGGATGGCGACGAACTGGTTCCGGCCCGGCGTGCCGCCTACCGGATCGACGAAACCACCCGGACGATGATTCGGGACATCATCACCAAAGGGCTCGAGGACAACGTCGGCAACGCTGAAATCGCCGACCGCATCGAGAGCGCC